CATACTTTTCTTAGCCAATCCATCTCTTAACTCCTGTACTTCTTCTTCAATTAGGTCAAGGCGTAGTGCCGAGAGGTTAAAGTCGGGCATAGTGGGAATATAAAGAACTTCTTGACCGAAGGCCTCCATAAAGTCACCAACCTTTTCAAAATTTGTAATCTGTGTACTGCTCATTTTTTTATTTCCTGTTTTATCCAATTTATGCGTCTATTATACGCAACAATCAGTTCTTTGTCAAGACTTATCTTTCAATGACTTGAGGGTTCCTGAGTACTTATTATTCAGCTTTTCCATCATTCTCGAGATCATATGTTGTTTTGGAAGAGTGACTACCTCAATATTTTTATAGTAATCCTCTGGATTACGAGTATCTCCCTGAATGCCATGATAACACTCTTCAGCCTCGTCCTCGTCCAAATCACCGTCCCAGTTCAAGTCAGTAACCTGGAGTTGAGCCGTTTTCGCATTACGAAAGATACGATCATAATTCTCATCATACGCTTTCTTATCTGTAGTTCTATCCTTATCACCTTTGCTCATTTATTCTCTCCATCCAGTACATAGACCCTCTCATCCTTTTGCTGGCTTGAGTATATTTTATGCACAGCTCTGTCCACTGGTTATCTCTATAAAACTCCAAGACAATATTTCTCATGGTTTGATATCCGATATTGAATTTGGCTCTAATCTCCTGCTCGAATTGGTACCAACTCACTTCAATATCGGAATCAAGCAGGCTATTATATTTCCCGAATATAATGTTCGCATCTTCTAAGTCTTCTGCACTCCAATTCATTCTTCCTCCCCATCACAGTAGTAAGGCCCAGAATCTGGTGGACTATACCACCAATCCTCTTCACTAACATTTATACAATGGAAGGGTAGTGTGTACCCATCTCCACTCATATCCTCTCCACAGTTTCTACAATACATTACTTTTGCCCGGATATTCTGTTATCATAGTCTGCAATATTCTCATCCCACCAGTAAGGCTTTCCACGCACTTTCCAGTTCGCACCTTTACCAATAGCTGCTTTGTCCTTCATATAAAACATACGATAGGATTCGATTGCATTATCACTTTTTAACTCATCGGGCATTGCCTGAGCAAAGGGGGTCAGTCCTGTATTAGGAAGATTTTGCATATCAGGTAATCGATTTATTACATCATAGAAAGACTTATGGTCTGCTCCGCCACGGTATATGTGCTCCTCATTCAAAGCCATAGCATAGTTGAATAACCAAGTATAGTTCTGCTCTGATTCTCTAGCCCATATAGTACACGGGTGATTGTACATAGTAGGGAGGTATGGGAAATCTCGCACTTCATTTGTTTTGGCTTCTTTAAGAACGGCCCATTCTTCTGAGGTGAGTTTTCTTGGTACGTACCCTAAGTACTTATCTACCCAGTGATTTGTGCATAACATCTGCGCTGCTTCGAGCTGCATCTTTCCGGAGTGTGCATCAATATGATACTGAGCACACAGTTCGATATTTTCATCTAGTATAAATATATTCATAAAACATATTATATCGGTTTTAATAATTTAAGTCAAGAAACATTTACAGGTTAGCCTGAAACATTCTCCATTCGGGACATGAGTCGCTCTGCACGATTTGTTACTTGTCTGTGCCACTGAGAATCTCGTCCTTCCACTGCGGCTCGTGCCCAGTTTCCCTCTTGCAAGGCAGCAGTGAAGTTTTTAAACTTACTTAAGCGAGTTCTACCCATGTTAAACATCATATTAACCAAGATTTGCTGGACCTCGTCTGGAAATTCTCCAAACTCCCTCTCGCCGTATAAAGCTCCACATTCGCTGATGGCAAGATCAAGGTCTGAGTCGAAACACGCCCTAACTCTCTCTTCACTAATCTCTGCTCCAACTGGTGCTCCGAATTCCTCGTCATCGACTTTGATAAGGTGACCGACCCCAAAGGTATCGTACCCAAGATGGTCTTTATAGATTGCATATACTACTCCTTCATCTATCTTTAGTTGTTCAAATACTGCGTCTCTGTTCATATATTGTTCCTCTAGTCTTGCTAGGACTTTTTGTTTAGTCCTCTGTTTCATTTGTCTCCACTACTGTTACTGTTCTATAATAAACCACTACTTCTTTAAGTTCCCTTATATAACGACGTAGCTCCTGCATGTTGCCTGCCATAACTTCATAGTCATCAACAGACATTGCGAAAAAAACGACTTGACCGCCGTTTGTTTTCTCCATCTTTTTAAGAAATTCGTCAATATTTTTATTGGACACTACATACCAATAAGGTTCTTTTAGGTTAAGTTCCCTTGGTAGAATTGGCTGTGGTATCTCCACCGGCACTGGTTTTATTACTGTTATTATCTCCGGAGGTGGTTTTTTCCACTGGAGAGGCCAGTTTGGTGCGAGTGAGCTGCACGCCGTCATCGAGAATATCAATGTCACGAGAGTCAGCTTCGATAGTATCGAATATTGCTTTTGTTGCATCATTTGCTCTTTTCTCTATCATACCAGGTTTCGCTGCTGCGAGCTTAGGTAGCTTGTGTCTTTTGAATATATCCATGTACTGACTCATCTCATTCTGAATAGCCTGAGATTTAATATTTAGGTCTGCCATGGCTTGTTGTTGTTTTTTACCCTCTCTTTGTAGAGTTTCAAAGGCGGTCTTCTGTTCTTGAATAGCAATTTCTTGTGCTACTATGTTTCTTTGTAGTTGACTATTCTGTTCCCAGAAGAAGTACGAAGCGCCACCAAAAACTAACGCTAATACTGCGAAAAATTGCCACATGATTATTCCTCTTCAGGCTCAAACTCTATTATACCTTCGGATTCTAGGTAAGCAAGAGCATGTTCTATGCCTGCTGCGTGGCCGGATTTCCAGCCTGTATAAGAAGCCCCAGCTATACAAACAAAAGCTATTAGTAATATTACTGGATCGACCATATAGTTTACTCAACTTGCTAAGGCAAGGCTGTGTGAATTAACGTATATTATAATAGAAAACAGTAGCAATGTCAAGAAATATTTTTTGATATCTATTTATCAACTGCTAAAAATATCTCTTGACTTTCGATGTTGAATCTACTATAATATCTATAAGTTGTGAAAGGAAGATTATGAAAGTATACACAAAACGACCTTGGGCTCATAAAGAAAGAGAACTGTTACGAAAGGTGTATCATTTCTGCAATGAGAAGGAACTTCAGGAACATTTCCCTGATAGATCTTATAACGCTTGCGTTAAACAGGCCAAATACTTACAGGATCGCGGATGGGCATTTCGAAGAAAATTACGATAGCAATAGTTATGGTGTTCACTCAAAGTACCTTAGCAGACACTAGATATGAAAATTTACAGTGTTTAGCAAAAAATATATACTTTGAAGGACGCAACCAACCTTGGGTGGGTCAAGTAGCTATAGCACAAGTTACTCTTAACAGAGTAAAAAACATAGCATTTCCTAGCACAATATGTGAAGTAGTCAGACAGAGGAAGAGAAATATTTGCCAGTTCAGTTGGTATTGTGACGGTAAATCTGATCAACCTAAAGATGTTAAAGATTACGACAAGGCAACCGATGTAGCAATTCAAGTTTATTCAGGTACTATTCCTGATGTAACGGAAGGAGCACTTTGGTATCATGCAACATATATTAGAAGGCCTTTTTGGGCTTACTCTATGAAGGAGGTGGTGAAAATAAATGAACACATTTTTTATAAACAATGATCCCTTTGAGGACGAAGAAGAACCAACCCTAGAAGATCTATCCGTTCAAGAAATGGATGAACTATTTGAAGACGGGGAAAGTCTTTTCGATTGGGACGGTGATGCACTAGCATCAGCAGGTTTTGGCACAGACGAGGACTATGGAGGTTTTTCAGATGAGTGGTAATGGATGAGAGTTAGAGTTAAAAACAATAATGTAGATAGTGCACTTAGAACACTCAAGAGAAAAACAAAAGAAACTTTGATTGGACTAAGAGATAAACAATACTACGAGAAGGCGAGCACACAGCGACATAAATCAAAAGCTGCCGCTAAAGTTCGCGAAAGAAAAAGGCAAAGAGATGAATGTAAAAAACGTTAGAGCTACTCCGTTTGAACTGGTCGGAGATTTCATGGAGGTATTTGGACAGCAGGTAAACTGTGAACCTACCCTTCGAGATCAAGCCGTACAGGATTTACGCGTAGATTTAATTTCAGAAGAACTAGAAGAGCTGGAGCTTGCAATTACCAATCAAGATATTGTTGAAGTGGCAGACGCGCTCACAGATCTTCTTTATGTTGTATACGGGGCAGGTCATGCATTTGGTATTGATTTAGATGAATGCTTTATGGAAGTACACGAAAGTAATATGTCTAAACTTGGTGAAGATGGTAAGCCGATTTACCGTGAAGACGGTAAAGTGCTTAAAGGCCCTGGATACTTTCCACCTAACCTAGAGGAGATAGTAGTGTGATACACCCACACTTTGAATTTCAGAAATTTGACCGAGATTGTCAGTTCTACTTTTTACCCGCTGTTTGGTATGAGTACGATAGTTTCGGTCATCTTACGTGGCACTCGTTATGCTTCGCATTTCTAAATGTCACATTTCAACTAGACCTAGAACTTCATTAGAAAGTATACGGTCTAAGGCGACTAAAGTCGTTGTAGAGCTTAACTTATGTTAGAGATGATTCTCGATCTTGCGGTTACGTTTTGGCAGTGGGTAGTATTTGCTGTTATTGTTTTGGTAGGTTTCATCGTCAATTTACTTGATGATAAAGAACCTAAGGAAAGAGTAGGGTTTTCCTACCCCGATATGCCCCATATGAAACCGATTCCTATCGCAACAAAAGGAAAAGGTTTCTTCAAAGGTATTTGGATGTGGTTAATGGGTGTAAGACAGTGGGAGATCTGCGATGATTTTCACTTTGCACTTAAAGGAGAGTCCTATGTTATACCAGCAGGCTTTCAGTTTGATGGTGCATCAGTGCCAAAGTTCCTCGCAATGTGGCTCTCACCGACCGGTGTTCTACTGATGGGTGGCCTAGTTCATGACTATTTATATAAGTATGCTACTTTGAAAGAGTCGAAGCCGGACATGCAGAATCCTCGTATCTATACTCAAAAAGAAGCAGACGAGATCTTCCGTGATATTTGTATCGAAGTCAATGGATTCAAGGTCTTAAACTATCTAGCATTCATCTCTCTTCGAGCGGCAGGTTTTGCAGCCTGGAACGGACACAAGAAGCGTGGTACTCAGCTTACGGAGAAAAAATAATGAAATATATTAGTAAACTTATGGGAGAAAGAACTTCCATGGACGGAGTGGTACTTATTACACTTTGCGGTAGTTTTCTGCTGCTTGGAGGTCTTGCAGAGATAGTAGCATGGGCAGGCTTAGCATATGGAGCCTGGACAGTACTGACTCCGGAGAGCTAAATGGCATACTCTGACCAAGTAATGGATCACTACAATAACCCACGCAATGTGGGTCGTTTTGATAAAGAAGAAAATGATATTGGCACAGGTATGGTGGGAGCACCTGCCTGTGGCGATGTCATGCAACTACAGATCAAAGTGAAGAACGGTATTATCGAGGATGCTCGATTTAAGACTTATGGGTGTGGTAGTGCTATCGCATCCTCTAGTCTTCTTACTGAATGGGTGAAAGGACGTAATCTTGAAGAAGCTGGGAGTATTACAAATTCCCACATCGCAGAAGAACTTGCACTTCCTCCCGTAAAGATACATTGTAGCGTACTTGCAGAAGACGCTATCAAGGAAGCAATAAAGAACTATAAGGAAAAGCAATGATAGAAATTTACGGTAAAATGGACTGTAGTTCCTGCACTGCCGCAGTACAATTATGCAAAGATAAAAATCTAGAATATAAATATTACCATCTGGATGATCATTATACTATTATGGAATTGTGGGCAAAGGTTAAGTTTAAAACTTGGCCACAAATTTGGGTAGATAGTGAACATATTGGCGGATATACAGAACTCAAGGAAAAACATGGATCTTAAGAAATTGACTAAATTAGTAATTACAATGGAAGAATGTGGTGAGCTGATTCGAGCTTGCTCGAAGGTGCTCCGCCACGGTATAGACGACCCGAAGTATTTAAATAATCTTCAGGAGGAGATGGCCGATGTAAAGGCTATGATTATGATTCTTTCAAAGGCTTATGATCTTGATCCGAGTAAGACCGAGGATTTAGTACAGAAGCGTCTCACAAAGATGTTAAACCCAAACTACACATAAAAAGAAGCCCTCACTTGGAGGGCTTTTTCTTTCTAGAACTCTAGCTCTAGTTGATAAGGTCTGTCTTCGAAAGGGTAGTCTACTACTGGTTTCTGTAATGCTTCAATTAACTTCTCTCTATACCAGAGCAGCTCTTCGTCTATTGACTCCACAACTCTTACTTCTCCTGTACTAAAGAGTTCTGGTTTACCGTTATCATCGTAGTACACTTCTCGAAGGCTTACTACGTTCTCTTCTCTTACTAATCTAAAATTCCAGCTCATGCTTTCTCTCCTGTTCCTTTACGTGATCTGTCAAAATCTTCTCAAGTCCTGCAGAGAGCAGAAGAGAGGTAGCTTCTTCGTCTAAGTCTAGAACCACTCTTGTAGTCCCATTTGCTCGTTCTGTTACTTCTAGTACTTCAATTACTGGTAGTTTCATTTTATTCTATTTCCATAGTAGTCATGCGTACCCGCACGATAGTTTCGTTTTCGTTCTTGCAGCTGTAGCTCAGAATCCCATATAGCAGCTACTCCTAGTACAGCGAAGGTTATACCAAAAAGGTATAGTATCATATCCATAGTCGTCTCTCCTGTTTAAAATTAAAACTTTTTTACGTAGTTTTCACACCATTCAGATTTACAAACCGTATAGGTGGTGAAAAATAGTACTTTCTTTATGCCAAAAAGTGTGATACAATTATATCTAAATTGATGATCAATAAGATCACTATATAATTTCTTACTAAGTCGTTGTTACGACAATAGTTTGGAATATTAATACGCTTGGAGTGGATCGGAATTAAAGGAGATCCTATCTCCGAACCTATTATATTATTCCAAGTAATATTAAGTAACAACATAATCCTCGTTTCAACTAAGTACTTGTAACGTTTTTATCTAATCGTCAATGACAACGATAATCAAATATTCCCGTTACAACTCACATCCCATCCTACCCGAACTAAAAATCCCTTCCAATTATGCGCAATTCGCGATCAAATTTTTAAGACTCTCTTTCCCGTTAATACTTTCCCACAATTTTCCGTGCTTGAACCTTAGGCGTAGTGGTTTGTACAATCCCGTTGAGACCCCTGTTTAAGGTAGCGAGTCTCTTAGTTGTTTTAGAATATTTTTAGGTGATTTCTCCAGACCAGTTAGACTTTCATGATTCATACCGAGAGCATCTTCTATGTCTCGCACTAACTGTTCTTTTGTTACTGGGCTTTCGCCAGTCTTCGTCTTATAGACGGAACGGCGATAGACCCCTTCTCTGCTGAGTTTACCTATTATTGATTTTGGAGATTTCTCCATTTCTTGGGCCAGTCGGTCAACTGTAGCCTTGGTAGGGTCGTTTACATACTCATTGACTAAGTACTGAGTCTGCTCTTCATTATAGTTCACTTCTGTCAGCCTTTGCATAAAAGTTTGCATTAATTGTGTCTATCTTCTCTAGAGCTTCCGCGAGTTTTGCGATTTCTGATTCAATAGATTCAATGATTTGTGGGTGTTCTCCAATTCCTACTGGATTCTCCATATATACTGTAATGTTAGCTTCGTGCATTGCTGCTTCACCTTCTAGCTTCATTACTAGCGCATTTAATAAATACTCATTTTTCATAAGTCTTCTTCCCCTTCTGGTGGTTTGAAATAAACGTTCACTTTTCCAGTCTTTGGATCTCGCTCCATGCCTACGTAGGTACAGTACTCTAGCCATTCGCTTGCTACATTCTCTGCACCAACGATGTTAGCATAGCTCTGAACTAGCTGCTGGTAAACGCTTTCTTGGTTTTCTGACTGTTCTTGCAGCATGTTTAGTCCCATCTCTACTTTACGAATTGCTTCATATATTTCAAGCATACTATCCTGCAATACTATCATTTGACTTTCAAGTTGTTTTTTGTCCCGCATGTTAGGAAATTGGTATATTTTTGCCATATGTTTTTCTCCTATGACCACTATTATAATGGACTTAGCAAAAAATGTCAAGAAATTTTTTTGATGAGGTATAAAAAAGCCCCCAGAATTTGCATCCTGAGGGCTTCGTTTTTAGTAAGGTGAAAGAATTGCCGCCTACTGTTTCTTTCGCAAGAGTCTCACAAGAGGATCCGGTGACTCTTCCCTGGCTTCTAATTCGCTGGGGATAGTAAATAGAAGCTGTAGTTTTAGCAAGTGTACGACCGTAGCAATTAATAGCAATTTTCGTTTTTACACTTACCCCTTTCTGACGAGAGTTGGCGTCTCTACTGTTTTGTTTTTACAAGAATCAAAGTGTAGATAACTATTACTTGGCTCAGCCTATGCGATGGCCTCTCTTTGCGCGTTACCCTGAGAGGAAAGGGCGGTGGTTATAAACTCCACCATTAATAAGTAGGGCTTCGGCGGGGCATAATACTTTGACCGAGATCTTTACTGCCTTATCTGTTCATTTAACCCGTGTCTAGCACTGGATCAGTCCCTGGCTTCCCTAAAACTGTGTCAATCAATAGTATATTATACAAGATACACCACTTATTGTCAAGAATTATTTTTAAACTACCTTAAAAAATTTTTACACTACTGGTCTTCATTTTCATCTTTCCATATCTGATAGTAGCATAATCCCACTATCACTAAAAAGAATAATATAGCCGCTGTAAACATTAGCGGCCCTGCCCACGATACTTCTTATATGAACGCTTCTTATCTTTGTTCATTGAAGAAAACTTCACCATGTTCGGATTACCACTAGAAGATGTCTTCTTTGGCGGTCCTGGTTCATGTACTACTTTTAATCCTCTAGCCATTATTCTTCCCTTTAAAATTCGTGGTGCAGAACCCTTTCTGTTGCTAGGCGGCCTGCTATTCCCCGGCTAACACCTAACTACCCAGAGGGTTGTTTAGGCTGCCATGTCGTAAATGTCATCATTGCCATTTATAATTTTCTTACGTTTACGGTAGCTTGCACACCGATTCTCCACTAACCTGGGATTGCTTGTCGAAACCATGCTCCCCCATCATAAAGGCATCAGTGGAGGCGTTCTCTCTGCAGAAAGTACCAAGCTGATCATAATGCCCTTATGGTGGAGGAGGGGGGAATCGAACCCCCGTCCACTCAATCTTACTTTAGCTTCTTCGAATTAGGAAGCAAGTGCAGACAATAGAGTCTGAAG